CGCTGGTGGTGCATTGAAACCTGATACAACTACATATAAAGCAGTTGCTGACACAACTTGGAAAGTATTTACCAAGGATGGTGCTAACGGTACTGCTGCTGCTGATGGAGTATATCTATCAGATGCTGACGCTGATGCAGGAAACAAAGGATACATTGTTGTTGAAGTTTGCTACATGCAACAAGACGACGCTCCTGGATATGCTGACATCGAGCAGTATCTAACTAACCGTACTGTTTCTTAATTTTTGAGCTAAACTAGGACCAGAAATTAAAACTCTGGTCCTAATGGCTTCGCTCTTTAAACATAAGAAAACTGGTGCAAGAGTTAAATTAATAAGTGAATTAGACAATGGCGACTGTTTCATGGTGGAAGATCAGGACAGTCGCACTTTTTATGCTTATAAACATGAACTAGAAGAAGATCTTGAAGGAACGAAAAAAGTTAAAACTTTACAGATAAAAGATAAAGCTGCCAAAGAGGATCCCCGTGATTTTCCTCCAGACATGAGATTAAATATCAATGGTGCTACTGCACAAATGATTGCAGATCATATAAAAGGTATAGGTGTCAAAACAGCTCGTGAGATTAAAGATCTTCAAATGTCCTTATCGGGTGAGAGGTTCAACAATTTAGAGCAATTAAGACAAATAAAAAGGGTAGATTGGGATTCACTTTTTGCAGCTGATTTAATCAGAGTTTAACTAGAGGGTTTTTAGTTTTAGAATATATCTAAGACTATGTTCTTGAAGAGAGGTAAACGTGTCACAATTATCTGACTTTGATAAAAGTAGAGTCAGATATCACTTGGGATATTTTACTGTTTCTGTGCCAGCTGGAGATTATGCCAGATTGGAAGAAGCAATGAATACAATCCCAGATTCATATTTTTATGACAAGATATCTGTTCAAATTGGTCGCTGTGATACAGCAGAGAAAAAGACAGAAGTAGCAACTTCACCTTCTACTCGTTTAGAAAGTATTGCTGGTGACGTAGATCGTACTATTAAATCCAGTAATGCTCAAGAGGCATTAAAGGTTTGGGATGATATTTATTTATATGAAACAAATCGTTTGGCTGGTATTTTGTATGTACCTAATTTTAAAGATCCTACACAGGCAAGATATAGATATGACAGATCAGGCGCAGAATTTATACAAGCTTTACCAGGACCAGCGGATACTTCCGTAGGTTCTCGTGTTGTTTTAGCGGAGTCTTGGAGATAATGTCTACTTATGGTCGTCTTACAGGAACAACAGTTGGTCCAAGTGGACTCAGTGGATATGATGCTGGAAGTATATGGGGTGGATTTAGTCCTGGTGCTTATATAAAAGCAGGTAAAACTTATGGAGGAAATGATAAGTGGGCAATGGATAGAGGTATTGCCAGAGGATTTCAAGGAGCAGAGAATAAAGGAGTAGGCAGTTTTGAAGAATTTATGAATTTAAAAAAGAATCCAAATTCATTATTTAGTAATATAGTGGCAAAGGGTTCCCCTGATTTTGTTCTTACCCAAATGAAATTTGCAGGATAGATATGATTTCAGTTCGACTGGCAGGACAAGCTCCATGGGGCAAACTTTTACAAGATGATTTAACTTCAAAAGAAGAAGCTGAAAAATCACATATTTTAAAAGAAGGAAGAGATGCAGAAGAAGAATTTAGGAGAAAACGTTTTAAGACGTTATAATTAAAGAAAATTAGTGTGAATAAACGTGTCATCAACCTCTACTAATAAACAACCCCTATTAGTTGATCGTCCGCTATTTGATTCAGTTAGGGTAACGACTCAGACAGTTGGGCAAGAATCAAGTAATACTTTATTTGTTCAAGGTGGACAAGCTCCTTCCATCCTTGTTGATATGGATGCAGCTTTAAGTGAAGATAATAATAATGGAGGAGTAATTGATTCAATACAAATTACTAGAAACGATAAATATAGAGGGAATGATTACGTATTAGATTCCACAACATCAGGAACAGCTTCATCTTTTGTTAGTGGACAAATTATTTATGCTAAAGATTCTCAGCAATCTGCAGTTACAGCTGTTAAAAATGCAGGTAATAAATATTACAAATTTATTGGATCAACTCCTGTAACAGGTTTAATTAGTGCTTTTGATTTTACTAATACAGCTACAACAACTGGTTATACAGATTTAGGTCTTGTACGTGGTAAACAGCCCGAAGTAACTTTTATCTTTTATCAAACAAGAGGAACTACAACACCTATTCCTGCATCTGGTGATTACAATATTCTTTTTTCTAAAACAGTACCCGCTGAAACTGCTGTCTGTGATTGCTCAGATGTAATGCCACATCTTGCTACTCCAGGAATTCATTCTGCATATGCTTCTTCTACAGGAGATACAAGAGCAGGATTACCTATAAGAAACAGAGGTATTTATTTAGAACAAGGTGATCGTTTATATGTTGGTGTTTATGCAGAAGGAAATAATTCAGCTGGATATGCCGCAGGTGCTAATGTTACAGCTCAAGGTGGATTCTTCTAGTATCTTTAGAAGACAAGACATTTAGTAAATTTTGAAAAAATACATTTTCGATGTTGACGGAACGTTGACTCCTAGTCGGCAAAAGATCGACTTAAATTTTGCTGACTTCTTTTTACGGTTTATTTCTAACCGTTACGTTTATCTAGTAACAGGAAGTAATCGTAAGAAAACTATTGAACAAATAACAGAACCAATTTATAACGAATGTAAGAGAGTTTATAACTGTTCAGGTAATGATGTGTATGAAGGTGCAAAAGTTATATATAGATCAGATTGGAAAATACCAAATGAACTAAGAGAGTTCTTATTAGATGAATTAGATTTCAGTACTTTCCCTGTACGTTGCGGAAATCATATAGAGGAAAGACCTGGAGGTATTAATTTTAGTATTTTAGGAAGAAGGAAAGTTATTGATCTCAGAGAAAGACAAGACTATGTTGAATGGGATTTAAGAACTAATGAACGAAAAGATATAGCAGAAAGATTGAAAGATAGTTTTCCAAATATTTCTGTACAAATTGGTGGAGAAACAGGATTAGATATAACACCTTTAGGTAAAGATAAGAGTCAGATACTCAAAGATTTTAAGAATGAAGATGAAATATACTTCTATGGAGATATGATGGAAAAAGGTCAGAATGACTATCTTTTAGCAGAAGCAGTACTTAAAAGAAAAGGTTCTATTTATTCTGTTAAAGATTATAAAGAAACATGGGATCTATTAGAACAGTATGAATTATGACTTTCGGATTCGGTAATTTCAATTCTTTTGATAAAAAGATTAAAGATAACAAGTATAAATTTAAACCAATTAAGAATGAATTTGGTGGTAGTAGTCCTGAATCTTTATATACAATCAATAGAGAATCATGCTGGGCAAGATGGAGGAGAGGCTATGAGTTAGCCACAGCGTCGTTATATCACAATTCCTTTGATTATCCCTTTAAGTACAAAATACCCTTGCCTACGGGCGTCCCAGGAGCCTCTGGGAACCAACCAGCAATCCCTGGAGTATTCCGAGGCTTCCCAACCAAGAATAAAGAACTAGGAGTTCATTGGGCAGGTGTACGTGTAGCAGGAAGTCTTCGCTTTGATAATGTTTTAGATACTAATAATGTTCGAGCCTCTATAGCTTCAGTTACAGAAGATAATGAATTTTGGTATGTACAACTTGCAGGAACCTGGAGTTCTACTAATCCTCTGCCAGCTCCTTTATTTATTCCTATTGCTGGTACAGCTGGAATTAAACCTACAAATGGTGAAGTAATAGAAGATCGAATTATTGAACCAGAAGGTGTACCTATCAGTAGAGGAACAATTAATCCAAGTACACAAACCAGATATGGTTATGTGCAAGCAGTCTTAGCTGATGTAAATCCAAATACAGGTTTATTAAAACTTAGAAAACGTGGATCTGTTGAAGCAACTCCTGACCAAGTACTAGTCACACCAGCAACTCGACCTCCTAATGTTGGTCGGTATTTTATGACAGGTACTCGTTACTATTGCACTTGTCAGGATTTCACTCGTCGTCAATATGCTTACGTATCATCATTAGGGCAAAGGTCAGGTCCAAGATTTCCAAAAACAGGAGTAGCAACATTAAAACCTGGACGTTATGAAGTTATGACGGAAGCAGGTAAAGTTGCTAACCAAGCAATGACCAGTGCTTTAACTAATAGGCAATTAGAGATTGTTGCACCTACTGTTGAATATGAAATACCTCCAACAACTGCTGCTACAAGTAGTACAAAGATCGGAGCAACTAGAGATAACCCAGGCGTATTCAGTGACTTTGGTGGAGTATATCTAAGAAGTGGAGCTGATCCTTCTCTTCCAGGAGCAAGGTCAGAAGGCTTACCTGATTTTGAAGATTACAAAGCAAAAGATAATGTAATCACATCTTTAACAGATAGATGGAGTCCAACTCTTGATGAGTTTAGATATTGCAAACATATCTATTCGATGAAATATGAAGAAGGAGTTTTCCCTCCTGAACCCTCTGATATCCCTGTTGAAATAAAAGATGTTGTTGCATGGGAACAAAACCTTGTAAATCAAGTTGAAAAAGATCAAGAAGGAGCTGCTGCAAATATTAATAGATATGGATTGGCTTATATGGATATTCCTCCATTCAACTGTCAGTCACCAATGATGATTCAGATGATGCAAAAACTATTTAATATTCCTTCTACTTTTGTAAAATTACAGAATTTCACTATGTATGATAAAGCTGGAAGAGCTTATACACCATCTCAAGGAGGAGCACCTACAACATGACTGATCCTAAATTTGGTGACATTGTTGATACTAATTTCATCTACTCAAATGAGCAAAGAGCTGTAAGAAAATATGGAGATAGTGAAGTACAAGTTAGTGGGCAACCAGCTACTTATCATGCTGGAGATGTAGTACATTTACCTTATAAATCAACCGAAACATCTACTATTGAAGCTATCGGTTTAGCATGGTCTGGGTATGCAAATGGAGTAGCACCAGCAGAGTAGTCATTAATTGTATAGTTATATTAAGCCTTTTGTTGAAAGGCTAACACACGCCCTTATATTTAAGTACTATGGCTACCGCTATTGAAGTTAGGGAGCGACGAAGCTCTTTAACTGGCTGGCCTGAGTTTTGCGAGTGGGTTACATCAACAGACAACCGACTATATGTCGGATGGTTTGGAGTATTGATGATACCTTGCTTGCTGACGGCAGCCACTTGTTTCATTGTTGCATTTATTGCAGCACCACCAGTTGATATTGATGGAATCCGAGAACCCGTTGCAGGATCACTCCTATACGGAAACAACATCATCTCAGGAGCAGTCGTACCAAGCTCCAACGCAATCGGCATGCATTTCTACCCAATATGGGAAGCTGCAACGATTGATGAATGGTTATACAACGGAGGGACATATCAACTCGTCATTTTCCACTTCCTCATTGGTATCGCTGCTTACATGGGACGACAATGGGAACTTAGTTATCGACTAGGTATGCGCCCATGGATATGCGTTGCATATTCAGCTCCTGTATCCGCAGCTTTTGCAATATTTCTTATATACCCCTTTGGTCAAGGTTCCTTTTCTGATGGAATGCCTTTAGGTATTTCTGGAACTTTTAACTTTATGTTTGTCTTCCAGGCAGAACACAATATTCTGATGCATCCATTCCATATGCTTGGTGTAATTGGAATGTTTGGTGGAGCGTTGTTTTCAGCAATGCATGGTTCATTAGTGACTTCTTCACTAATCCGTGAAACAACTGATAATGAATCTCAGAACTATGGGTATAAATTTGGACAAGGAGAAGAAACTTATAACATTGTTGCTGCACATGGCTATTTTGGTCGTCTGATCTTCCAATATGCTTCTTTCAACAATAGTCGTTCTCTTCATTTCTTTCTTGCTGCTTTCCCAGTGGTATGTGTCTGGTTTACCTCCATGGGAGTATCCACTATGGCGTTTAATCTGAATGGTTTTAACTTTAATCAATCAGTTGTTGATGCCAATGGAAAGATCGTTCCCACCTGGGCTGACGTTCTAAACAGAGCAAACTTAGGTATGGAAGTAATGCATGAGCGTAATGCTCATAATTTCCCACTTGATTTAGCTAGTGCTGAAACTTCTGAAGTTGCATTAATAGCACCTTCAATAGGTTAAATTACCTAGATCAATTAATAAGCCTCTCTTAACGGGAGGCTTTTTTTTGGCTATCTTTTCATACAATATATGTAAAGATGAATCCAATGGATAAGGAAGAGGTTAAAAAACTAATAGATAAATCCATTGAGATTGCAATGGACAAGCATAATCGTAATGCAACGATCATTAGTGCAATACTAGGTTTCTTATGTTTAGCAGCTTTCGTGGATGGTCTATTTAGAATCCTTGGAAAGATACCTCCATTCCTTGGATTAGATGTAAATATTATTCCAACTCTATTAGGACAATGAATGACTTTATTTATGTGATGGCATGGAGTTATTTAACAGCATTCCTTATCGCACTGTTGTTTATGGCACTTAAAGAAGATGATGAGGATGATTAAATAAGTGTCTTAAATAGTAAACTTTACATTTCGTTAAGTGTTAGATTTACATTTAGTAATTAAATCTTTTTTTAATTGAGATGATTAAGTCATTATTTGGTATAGCTGCTGCAACTGCTCTTGCGGTTCCATCTGCTTTTGCAGGTGTTTATGTAAACGTAGAAAACAACGGATCCAGAACTGGTTCAGATTTCACTTCTGCCACTACAGATTTTCATCTGGGGTATGAAGGAGAAGCTGGTGCTCTTGGTTACTATCTTCAGGGAGGACCAGCTGTAGTCCGTCCTGACGGTGGTGATAGCGATACACAGTTCTCTGGTAAATTAGGTGGTTCTTTTGGTGCTACTGAAAAGTTAGATGTCTATGGTGAAGTTTCGTTTGTAACTGCTGACGATGCAGATAACAACTACGGAACAAAATTAGGTGTCAAATACGCCTTCTGATCTAGGTTATTAATTTAATTAATAGTATTGATTAGAAAGTATAAAGTAGGAATTTATACCTACTAGGTTGAATACGGCATAAAGTATTAGGTAAGTCGCCTTAATACAATGACCGTTACAACTGAAGATGGTGGAAGACAGAATATGTTCGCCAAAGAGCCTCAAATACAAGTCCTTGAAGAGAACTACGGACCTGCAGCAGAACTTGCTAATGGTCGTTGGGCAATGATTGGATTTGTAGCTGCTATGGGAGCATATATTACAACTGGACAAATTATCCCAGGAATCTGGTAAGATTTATTTGATCCCCATCATCGAAGGGTTTCCTCGAAACCAAAAGACCTCAGTATTGTCGTACTGGGGTTTTTTCTTGTCAGGCTATAGCTAACTTTCCTTGCTTAGATAATTCCTTTTTAATACGGTTTACATTCCATCTAAAGCTGCTACGGGAACGTGTCTCAGGGAAGGCAGCATAATGAGAACCAAGTTTTAAGGTTCCGTCGTCTCTATATTTAAATAACGTTGGACGATCAATACCGAGTGATTCATATGCATGACGGGTTATAACCCATCCTTTGGCCTTTGACATGTGAGGAATTGAAAACTGTACCTACCAACAGTATTAACACTTAGAAATATGTCAAGCGATTTATAATAAAGAAAAGTTAAATGCTTAAACGATAAGGATGGCTAATTACTCTTTAACAACTAAAGAAAAAAATTCAGTATCGTGGAATAGTTCAAACGAGCTAGTTATAGATGGAGAAGTCTTAGGTCCTAGTACAGGTTGGAAGAAAGAAGATACTTACTATGTAAACAGGAAAAAACCTAATAGTAAAATTTTTCAATATAGTAAAGATCATGCAGATAAAAAATCATGGCTGGATGTTGATGAAATTTCATATCTTCTTGCAGATACTTATTCAGAATGGGGTATAAGACCCTCTAATTGGTATAGAGATGGTAGACCTAAAGAAAGATATGATGAGAAAGTTAAAAACTTTGAACAGTATGGTCATCCAGGAGGAGATTTAACTAAATCAGATCAGTGGGACGAGTGTAATGATTATGGCTGTCCTGTCCAAGATAGTTGGAATGCATATGACAACGTTCGTAATCCTGTATTACCTACAACTGATGATCCTAATTGGGTACAAAATTTTTATTCAGATAATAATATAGGTGGTCAAGGTGGAGATCTTAGTGAAGATGCAAAAAAATATTGGACTGAACAATTAAGAGAATTAGGAAGTCAATCAGAAGTTGAAAGAGTTATTAGAGATACATCACAGAATGATGGCACATGGAATATGGGACATTCTAATAAAGTAAATATAATTAAAGCTGGTGCAGAAGAAGGTTCAACTGTATATAATTCTGATAATAAAAAATTTGATATACGATTATATAACATTAGCAATAAAACAGATCATAAAACAGACCATGATACTAATCCTAATACTGTTCAGAAAACTGAAAGTTATGACGAGAAAGTATGTGGTGGAACTTGGCCTTTTGATTGGTGTGATTACGTAACGAAAACACGTGAAGTTACGGATCACGCTAAGATTAGTCAACATAAAATAATGAATGCAGAGAATGAGAAATTAAATGAAAAAAATCATAAGATAAATGAGATAAATAGAAAAAGAAATAAACAATTAGCAAATTTAAAGAATACAGTTTTACCTTCTACTAAAGGACATGATTATGTTGAACAAAGAGAGAAACTTAGAGATTTTGATTTAGATCAAGAAACTAAATCAGCTATAGAAAAAGAATTCAGAAATTACTATAAAGAAGAAAAAATAGTCGAATGGGATTCATCTTTAGCAGCTCCTATACCTGGAGTAGCAGGATCAAAATTTGATGCTGATTATTATAGAAGTCTCACAAAAGGAAAGACCAATGATGTAGGTGAAAAATGGAAGGAGGCTGAAGAAGATGACGATATTGATATTACAGAACGTTATGGAGATAGTAATACATATGCTTTACAAGATTGGTCGAATACAGGTAGACATGCAGGTTTAAGAGCTTATGAAAAAGAAAATTTAGTTTTCTCTGATACTTATAAAGAATCTTTAGGAGGAAGTATTGCTGCAATACCTCAAGGTTCTTTTGAGGATGCTCTGGAAGGGAAACTCTTCATGACACCAGAAGGATGGAAAGATTTAGCAGGAGCAAATGATTGGTATAAATCAGATGTAAAAGACAGACAATTAGGTATAGGTGAAATTGGATCACAAACAGAGCGTTTATTCAAAATTCCTTATATTAATAATGAATTTAATAAAGCTAATAATGGAGATGAATATTGGTTAAAGCTTGCTAGAGAAAAACGTTTAAATGTTAAAAAGAAAGATGATTTTGTTTTGTTGTTTAGATTATCAGAAAGAGAAGAAGATAAAGATATACAATTCATTAATAATGTAAATAATCCATATTTCACTGGTATTACTGAATTAGAAGATGCTGTTAATCAAGCAGCTGGTGAAGATGTAGAAACAGATGTTAAGAAATTTGGAGCTTTAACTCAAAGTGTTTTAAAAGATACGATTGCAGAAATGAAGAAAGCTAAACAAAATGAACAATTTATATCGACTATTTCAGGCTTTGGTGGATTTAGTGAAATTATGGATATGAATAGAACTCTTACTAATAGTATTTTAGGTGATAGTGGAGTAGGTGGTTATATGAGTATGATGGGTGGTGGAAAAGGAGAAGAGAAATTAGAAGAATCTATACAAAACCTTTCAGGTATTGGTAATAGTGTTACTTATAATTGGCAAAAATGGTTTGATGAAAGACTTGTTGAAAAATATTCAAAAGGTTATAAGGAACTTTTCCCCTTACAAAGAGCAAATCAAATCATAGAAAAATATCAAGAATTTACTAAGCCTGGTAGAGCTAAAGAACAAGAAAAGATTTTCAATAAAAGTACAGGTGCTTTTACTAAAGAATTTTTAAATCAAGTAGGATTCAATACTACAGAAGAACTTGAAGATTTTTTAAATAATCCAGAAAATTTTCCTGCTTACAATTTAGAAGCAGAAAATCCAGATGCAAGAGGGGAGTTAGATGGAAAACATTTATTAGCAAAATTAAAAGATGAAATATATCTATCAGAATCAGATCGAACGTCTGGATTAGGGACAAAGAAAGATAATGAATGGTTAGAAGCATTGAAAGACAATATTAATACTAGATTTACAGATAAATCAGAGGAATTAGGTGTTGAAGATTCAATAAACTTAGCAACTGGAACAGAAGATGATCCTGATACACTTGAAGATGAAAGTATAATATCTATAGAATCTGATTTTGCTAGAGATTTTATAAACAATTATTTGACAAAAAGATTTGATACTTCTAGATCTATGGATGAATTTGTTGAGTATTTAGATATTAGAGATGAAGAACAGAACCCTTTCCAAACACAAGATTTATTGAATGCTGTAAAACAAACTGCTGAATTAGAGAGTAAAGCATATCTAAGCTCATTTAGTAATACGGACTATGCTGGTTTCAATGCTAGTTATTATTTAGATCCTACACAAGTTGAAACCGAATATGTAGCTAGAGCAACTAGAAATGAAGAGCAAAGAGATAGAATAGCTAAAGATTGGGATGCTACTAAACAGACTCCAGATGAATTGATAGATGAAGATCTACCAGCTTTAGGAACATGGACACAACAATTTTATCGTTATGGTATAAATCCAAAAGATCCAAATTTATCAGAGGAAGAGAGGAGAGAACAATTTGCTAAAATGCATTATGAACTTATTGGAAGAAGTAATAAGTTTGATGGAGCAGAAGATATGATGAGTGTAGATAAAGTAAAAGATCATATTTATACTAATATTCTTCCAAATCTTTCTGATGAAGCTTTAAAACAAGGAACTGTATTTGGTCAATTCTTAAAACCAGAAGAATGGGCAGATGACATATTGCAAGGATTAGATCCATATGATAAAAAAACATGGAAAGAAGCATTGCAAAGATTTGGATTAGAGCACTATGAAGGAGATTTTGATGAATTTAAAGACTATGTTGCAGAGGCTTTGCGTACAAGTTCAGCACAAGAAATAAGAGAACAGATTAAATATTTAAATGAAAAACGTCAAAGACCTACACAAGATAAATTAGGAATTTCGTATATCGAAAGAGAAGAAGATTACATGGATGAACAATCAAAACCTGATAGTGAATTATATAAAACCTTTCAAGATGCTGGCTTTCAAGGAACAGAAGATGAGTTCTATAACGATTTCTTCCCAGATGTAGATAGATCTGAACAACAGTTACTTACAAAAGGAGGTAAAGATGATCCTTTAAAAACTTTTGGTTTAGATATGAGTGATCCCTTTGCTTCATTAGGTACAGTTAGCAGTTTCTTCGAGCAAGACGAAGATGAAAGTGATGAAGTTGAAAAAGATGAAGATTCTACTGGTAAGAGTTACTTTACTTTTGATACAGATGATGATGGATTGGATTGGGATTATAAACCTAAGAAAAAAGAACAAGTATTCGATGAATTCACTACAATATTCAAAGGATTATAAGGAATTTTTATAAATAATTGTGTATATTAAAGACAATAAGTGTTACTTTTCATGGCAGATTTCTCATTAGCTATTACTTTAATTCGTAAGTATGAGGGATTCAGTGAAAGAGCTTACCCAGATCCGTACACAGGCAAAGAACCATATACCATTGGTTATGGAACTGAGTTTTATCCAGACGGCACTCCTGTAAAAAGAGGTCAATTATGTACTAGAGAAAAAGCTTTAGAATATTTATTCAATGAGATTGAAGTTATAAATTCAGAATTAGCTAAAGAAAATTTACCCTTAGATCAATATATGAATCAGGCATTAATTTCATTTATACATTCTGTAGGATGGGAAGCATTTTTATATAGCCAAATTATTGATTGTATAGAAAACGAAAATTTCGCTGGTGTTTGTGAAGATATAGGACGTTGGATTTTTGATGAAGAATATCAAGTTATTGGTGGCTTATTAGATCGTAGGAAAGAAGAGATTAAATTATTCTTAACTGAAATCCATACCAATGAGTGGAAAACGAGCCAAATTCTTTTAAATACTTTTAGAACTTTTACAGGAACACCTGGGCAGATAAGAGCTATAACTAAATTGGAAGAGAACATTAATCCTTACATACTGAGTGAGTTTGCTAATGGATTTCGTATTGATATTAATAGCTTAGAAGGCTATCCTGATTATGATTTCTCTAATGTACTGGATCAAGCAAAGGTCTGATTTAGAATGAATGAATCAATGAATGATGAAATGGCACATCCAGCAAAGGAGGGAGAATTCGTCTTACCCTTGGAACTCCAATTCTCAATGCGAAAGGCTGAGATAGGTGCTAAAGAAATGACTTGGGAACAATTATATTCAGCTTTATTAAATCTTTATTATCAACGTTTAATGGAATGGCATGCTGTAAAAGCATTAATAGCACAAGAGAATATAGAAATAGATTTTGATATACCTACTGATTTAGAATTACAAAAATTAGCAGAAGATGTTCAACATATGAATGATCGTGAAGAAGAAGATCCTTTTGAACCTGTCTAGTTTGGCTTAATTAATTTATTTAAATACCATTGAGCTTTTTTTAAAGATTCAACTCCACCTTTATGTTTTTCTCTCCAGAGATACTTAATAATATTTCCTTTTAAATAACCACGGAATTCTTCAGGAGATAACTGAGCTTCAATTGCATCAATGCATTCGATATTACCAGCTGCATAGTGCATGGGACGATCTACTACGTCAAAGAAATGTCCTAAATTATCTTTATCTTTTTTATTATCTTTTTTATTATCAAGAAGTTGAGTAATTCTATCCCAAGCAACGACTGAAATCTTAGCTGGCTCGACTTCCTTTTTTTCTGCTTCAGGTCCAGCCATACGCATTTTTGGAGAAGTCTCGTCTATCGGCTCAAGCCACGCCTCTGCATTGATTCTAGCTTCATCTGATCGTTTGGCATTCCTAGAGCTATCATCACTTTCGGAGATTTCGGAGATGAACCTGGAAATTGGCCCGCTTGTTCCATCGACGGAATGTATCCAGTCAGCCCTGCCCTTTGGCTCTTGTCTCTCTTCTGACCTTCCAGTGCTAGGTTCTTTCTTTCCATCCCTGTCTCGCATGCAGTTAATCCACGGTTGTACTGATCATATAGTGGAACGTCGTTATTTTCATTACTAAGTTCCGCACCAAAATCTTCAATGTCTATATAAGAACAATCTAATTCACTTTTTAGATACTTACCTAGAAATCCAGCCATGGCTTTATATAAGTCTTGATGTATTGCTTTTACAATATTATCATGGCAAGATTCTATGACCCCACTTACGATCCTCAAAAGGATTCAGGTACTTCTGGTAGTGAAGTATCCGATTTAAATCCTGAAAGATTATATGATACAGATTTAAGACGTGTAGATACAGATTTTAGAGAAGATCTAGATGTCAATGATAAACAAGATCGAGTTAAAAAATTTATGAGAGCTGCAAGAAGTGCAGGTAAATATAAACAAAGTCAAGGAATAGCAGAACCAACTATACGTGGTAAGACTCCTGTAGGTAAAGGAAATGTGAGTGGTGTGGAAATACCAAGCTTAAGAGGAAGGAACTATGGAGATCCAGGAGCAGGTGCTACTGAATATGCTCATAAACCTAAACCAAACTTTGGAAAACCTTTTGTTTAAAAATGATTAATCCTCAACAATTTTTATCAAGATTTAGAGAACTCTCCTTTACCTTACCTACTGTTGATCCCTCTATTGGTCCATCAGGAGCTAGAAGAACTGTCAAAATTCCTGAAGCAATACAAAATTATGGAAAAGATCTTGTATCTGGACAGTTTAATCATACACAATATCAAGATAGACCTTACATGGGAAATATTCCCGAAGTTAAAGAAAGAACTGAAAGAATAAAAAGAAATCCTATTCAGTTACTTCTAAATACAGATGCTAATTATATGAATAGAGGTAATTAGACTTTTGCATAAACAACTTCTTTAGGTTGATTATGGTATTTACCTTTACGATCTTTATAACTAACCATACAAGATTTACCACGGAAAAATAACAATTGAATGATTCCTTCATTTGCATATATACGATTAAATAATCCTGTTGCATTATTAATTTGCAAAGTTAAATATCCTTCCCATCCACCTTCTGCAGGAGTAATATTACAATGAATTCCTGTACGTGCATAACTTGATTTTCCAGCAGGGATAACAGTAATATCTTCAGGCAAACTTAAACGTTCATGAGCAACACATAAAGCATATCCATAAGGAGGCAATAAGAAATACTTACCTTTCTCATCTTCACTCAATTCTGCTTCTTTTAAAATTTTGGCATCAAAGCTTTTTGGATCACATACACCTGCTTGAGTACCACCAAAGATTAAACATTGTTTGGAAGATAAACGAATATCATAACCATAAGAACCCAGTCCATAACTTAATAATTTACGTCCGTCTTCTTCTCTAACAACATGATCAACAAAGGGAGAAATAAGTTTTCCATCTAAAGACAAAGCTTTAATTTCCCAATCGGAAAGAAGAGTCATACTAATTTTGCACGTTCTATTACTATAGGAAAACTAACAGAGGATGCGACCTTTTTCTGAATAAATCTCAATAAATCTTTCGGTCATCTCTGTAGGATTATCAACAGGTGGTAGATACACTAAGAATGATGTACAAGTTTTGTGTTTACTAACGCCAGTACTTGTATTTTTAAGTAATAATGGAGCTGTTTTTAATATACAGATAGGGAAATCAAATATCTTTTGTTCGTATCTGATCATATCTGGACAATTAGTAAAATATAAACCTTGTTTTATATCACCAGACAACCATGAATTATATAATTTTCTAAACCAAACAGCATGTGAAGAAGTCAGTGTAGGAGAAGAAGCTCGTGTCATTTTCCATTTATCATTTTTCTTATCCCAAAAGTATGCACCTCTTGGAGGAAATAGATAAGCACTACCAAACCATTGCTGACAATTTAAAGAATCATCAGATGGTGTAAAGAAGTTCTCTGCTTCAACATATTTATTTGCTGTCTTAGAACTAGCAACATCTAAATCAATCCCTTCTAATAAAGCATGTGCAGATGCCACCAGATCATAGTTAGTAATTAACTCCAAATCTTCACGACGTTTTCTAATATCATGTATAGCCATTAGTCAAACAATAATTCTTGTACTTGATCAAAATTTAAATGAGGTGAAGCTAAACATAATGCTTTACGTTTTACTTTCCTATCATCAATAGGTATAACACTATGTACTTTACTGACATCCAAAACATATACTTCCCCTGGTTGTGAATGAAAAGAAGGACCTAATATAAGATCATCCAAATTATATAGATGTCCATTGGTTTGATTATCTAATTGGAATGGTTTTGCATCATCTTTAATTTCATAGAATTGAGTAATACATTCGTCTGTCTCTATATAAAAATTAATAACTGCAAGTGTATCGCTATCTGTATGTGGAGGAATAAATGAATTTACTTGCATCAATTGCATTACAAAGGCCTCTTGAAATTCTTCTGGAATAATTCCTTTTAAAGAACATTCATTTTCTTTATCAATTTCGTTATACCAAATACCATGAAATTTATTTTCAACTTTCAATCCATATTTCATTGCAAGTTTACCGACCTGAAAATCAGGCGCATCAAAAGTTAGATCTAATTTTTTAAAATACATTAAAAGTCAACCAAAACCTTTAGTAGTTTCAGATTCTGACATAGTTTGGAAATCTATTTCAAAATATCTCATACCTTCTTTATCCACAATTACAAAACCTGCTTTTTCTTTTGGTTTAATTTTTTGAGCAGCTTCAATAATGCGCCTAAAACTCTCGACTAAATCATGATTATTATTCCTTTCAGCATCTTCCTTTGCTGAATTAAGTTCTTCCAAAGTTAAAGAACATAGAACGTTCTTTATCCCCTGGTTGAAAGACCATAACTCCTGGTCCTTCTGCTTTCCAGAATTTTTTATATTGTCCACACATATCACCCAAGATGAATTTGATAGTTGTATCCAACATCTTGGCTTTATCTTTATCCATTTCTGGACCAATGATTGAAGCTAATAATCTTTCTCTACGATTCATTTTTCTAATAATCCTTGGCGTGATAGTGATTCCAAAAGCTTAGGCATTGGTTGATATAGAACAACCATTTTTCCTAATACACCTCGTTTTTTAACGAGCTTACCTTCTTCATCTCTTACTTTATCGAATTCTCCTGAACGTATCAGATATTCAGCTACACAACGGAGTCTTCTCTTTAAAGGTAATTCAGCTTTTGGAAATTTCCCACAAATTGTATCTGGAGTCATATCTTTAAAGGCGATACGTAAACGATTAGCTAACGTCATATTTGAATTAGCATCTTCTTGCTCATAGTTCTTTATATTTTCTAGATATCTTTGTAAGCATTTATTATCAAAAGAACCATGTGGAGGCAAGAATGGATCAACTTGCTTTACTAAGGATTCTGGTAAAAGTTCTATATAATTATGAACTGTTACTTTTGTGATATCTACTTTTTTAAAACGGTGAGCCATCACTCCAGTTTTCCAACACTTGTTGACTTGTACATAGGAGAAGCTTTTTTTCGATAATCTTGATTCTCCATCTTTCGATTCTTGGAGAATGATTGTATTAATTGAGTCCACGGGATTCTAATAATTGCTTTTTTAGAAGGATTTGGCGAGGCATTGACATAATGGATTCCTTCAATCCATCCTTTATCAGGAGTCTTACGTCCTAATGCCATCCAATTTCTTAAAGTTTGGTCGGAAACATTTAATCTTCTAGCGCATTCTTCTGTAGATATATATTCATCAGCAAATGCATCTGGATCTAGAACATCTGTTTCACCTTCTTTATAACGACTATGCCACATAGAAGATAAAGTATTTTTTATTCCTTTTAATTCCCATGCAATATCTTCCAAACCTTTACGAATACCGTACTTCATAATAAGCATTTCTCTTTATTAGATGCTAGTGTAATCATGAATGTTTTGCCAAAATGGATTCTCAATTACCTCCTAATCAAGAACCAACTCAAGCTCAGATCACTCCAGAACAATTAGAACAAATGAAATTTCTTGCTCGCCAACAAGCGATGCAACAAGTAATAGCTCAAAGGCAAGTTCAAACTCAACCTAAAGTTGTTTATGTGAGAAGAAACCTTACTGTTGCTGAAGTGATTGCTGTGTTTGTTATATCTTGTGGATTAGTAATAGGAATTCCTGCTACTTGGAATTTTGCTACTAATTATTTACCAAGGATAGAAGTAAAAGTAAATTAATGCCGTAAGATTAGCAATCTATAATTAGTATAAGGCTTTTATGTAGATAAGAAGTGGCAAACCGCAGGATTAGTGAACTCCAAGAACAGGCGGGACTTCAGTTAGATGAAGACGATCTATTGAACGTGGTTCATGTAGCTGAAGTTGACCCTGCGATTAAGAATAAGAAATTAACAATATCAGGAACAAAAGCATATTTAAATGTATATTATCTTCCTAGAACAGGAGGAACAGTAAGCGGAAGTGTAATCGTACAAAATGATCTAACGGTTTCAGGTGCAACAACAGTAAATACTCTAAGTTCAACAAGTACTTCTACTCTTAATGCATTAATTGTTAAAACAGATGCGACAGTAACAGGAACAATAAGTGGTGCAACAATAACTGGTGTTTTTGTTAAAGCGACAAATATTACAGGACAACTTGTCAGTGGTGTTAATGTTTCTGGTACAACAGCAACATTTACCACAGGTACTTATACAAGACTTACAGGTGTAACAACCACTGGTACTTCTGCACAATTCACTTCAATTACTGGTGGAATAATAAGTGGTACGACAATTACAGGTGTAACTGTTAGAGCAACAACAGGTGTCTTTGCTGAAGTTGATACACCATCTCTTGCTGTTGGTAACTTAACGGTACAAACGGGATTAGTTGTTTCTGGTACAGGAAAAATTCAAAATGTAGAAACAAGTGGCACTTTATCTGGAGCGACAATAACTGGTGGAGTAAAAATTCTTTCTCCTTTAATTACAGGTGCGACAGTCGTTGGTACTACTAAAGTCTCAGGTGCAACTGTTACTGGTACGAATGCTTTATTTACGAATGCAACTGCTGTTAATGTTACTGGTACAACTTTAGTTTCGGGAGCAGTTGTTTCTGGAGCTGTTGGTAGATATGGAACTTTAACTGGTAGTACTGCAACATTTACCCAAACTGTTTCAGGTGCTGTTGTTACTGGTAATGCAGGTCAATTCACAACCTTCACTGGTATCACTGGTATGTTTACTTCCTTAACAGGAACTACCATACAAGGTACACATGCGAATATTGCAAATATTACTGGAGCAACTATTCAGGGAACAACTAAAGTTTCTGGTGTCACAGTAACAGGTGCTAGTGGAGCTTTTACTTCAGTTACTGGTACTACAGGTGTCTTCACAACTCTTGCCTCTGGTGCAGTTGTTAGTGGTAATGCTATTCGAGGAACTGTAATTACAGGTGGAACAATCGTTGGTACGACTAAAGTTTCAGGATTAACAGTTACTGGTAATGCAGGTAAATTTACTGATGTAACCGCAACCAATATTACAGGAACAATTATTACAGGTAGTACGAAGATATTATCTCCCTTAATTACTGGAGCAACAGTTGTAGGTACAACTAAGGTTTCAGGTGCAACAGTTACGGGTACTAACGCTTTATTTACCAACGTTACTGCTCAAGATTTTACTGTTGAAGATGATTTTATAGTTGCAGATGATGTAACGGTAGGTGGTGATTTAACAGTTACTGGAACAATTGAAGGCAAAGGTACAGTTACAGGAGTTACTGCTAATTTCACTACAGTTAATGCAGTTGATTTAAATGTTACTGATGATGCAATTATTAGAGATGATTTAACAGTTACAGGAATAATCGAAGGAAAAGATGTAATAAAAGGTGTAACAGTTACTGGTACAACAAAAGTTTTATCCCCACTAATTACAGGTGGAACGGTTGTTGGAACAACTAAAGTTTCTGGTGTTACCGTAACAGGTACTCATGGTCAATTTACAAATATGACTGCAGCTAACATTACAGGATCAACATTAATTACTGGTACAACCATCAAAATGAGTGGTGATACAGTTGCGACACAAACATATGCAACCGATACATCTATTGTTTTTGCAATTGCTCTTGGATAAGTACTCATATAATTAAGATACTAGTGCTAAGGTTTTACAAATAAATGGCTCGTTTTCAATCAGTCTGCCGAGCAAGTATTTCCAATAATTCTGGCTCACCAACTACAGTTATAACTGGAGCAACGAATTCGAGTGGAATACCTGCTAGTACTTATGGAGTTATCTTAAGTATTCTGGCATCAAATAAAACTGCAAACTCTGTAGATGTAACAGTCAATCTTATAAAAGGAGGAACGACTTCAACATCATTAATAACTTCTGGAAATGTTCCTAATAAATCTTCTTTAGAATTTATGACAGGAAATAAGATGATTATTGAACCAGGAGATTGGATCAAAGCTTATGCAGGAACTGCAAGTGCAATAGATATAACTGTTTCTTACATGCTTAATCCACAAGATACTACAATCTAGTCATGCCATATATAGGTAATACCACTGCTGATTTCAGTATTAATACTGGAAATATAACAAATAGGGCAGTAACTGCATTAAAACTTAGTCCTTCAAGTGTAGGTTCTAATGGTCAAGTATTAAGTGTAGATGGAAGTGGGAATTTACAATGGGGAAATGATACAGCAGGAATTCCAGCTTCAGGAGGTACGTTTACAGGAGATATAAGTTTTAATGATAATATTTCTGCTAAATTCGGAGCTGATTTTGATTTAACTATTAAAAGTAATGGGTCTTCTGGTTTTATACAGACTCAACATTCTGGAGGAACTTTATATTTAGGAACAACAACTAGCGATAATTTGATGAATATCACAGCAAGTGGTATTACTTTCTTAGGTGAAACTTTTTGGACTAATGGTAATGATATTAAAATAAATGATAGTTCTAAAATTTTAGTTGGTACAGGAAATGATCTAACTATACAGCACAGTAATTCAAGTAATATTAGTAGTATCGGACATAGTAACGCTGCTGGAAGTTTACAGTTAAGTAGTCCAAATAGTGTAGGTGTGGAATTATATGCTGTTGGAGCAAATACAGATTATGTACTTCTTAGATATGGAGGAGGTGATAGATTATTCACAACTGCTGAAGGAATAAAAGTACAATGGGCTACTGGAAATGCAGGAGAAATTCATATAGCTGAAGGAACTAGTAATGGTTCACATACAGTAGCTTTAACATGTCCAGCTTCTGTTGCTGCTAGTTATAAGATTACTCTTCCAGGTGCAGTTCCAACTAGTAACGGACAAGTATTAGCTGCCACAACTGCTGGTATAGGTAGTTGGATTGACGTAACTGCATTATCTGGATCAACTAATAACACTATTTGTACAGTCACAGGTGCAAACGCTATTCAAGGGGAGGCAAATCTTACTTATAACGGTACTGATACATTAAGTATTGATCATAGTGCTACAGATGAAAATAGTTATATAAAAATAGCTGCTGATGATAATAGAAGAAAAACTTTAGTATTTGATAGTGGTGGTACGACTAGAGGAGTTATAGGTATTGGAGATTCTGACGAAGCTGTTGCAACTACATTATTTTTAAGTGCAAATAGTAATGTTGCTGGTAATAGTCCACATTTAGTTATATTATCAGATGGAAAAGTTGGTATAACAACTACAACACCAACAACAAATTTGAATGTTGCTGGAGGTTTCCATGTTTCAGGAACTGCAAACCAAACTAAAGCACAAGATGGTTTACTTTTTCAAAGAAATACTTCAAGTGGTAATTGTGAGATTATTGCAGGTAGAGCTGGAGGTAATTATACAGCACTAGAACATTATGTTGCTGGTGCAAATGGAGTAACGAAAAGATATTCTGTTGATTATCAAAGTAATCATAAATGGTTTGCTGCAAATGGAACTACACAGACAGTGTGTATAGATTTGAGTGGTCATGTTGGTATAGGTACAGCATCTCCAAATGTAGGAGGGCATGATAAATCTCTAAGTATTAGTAATACAGCGGTATCAGCAAGATCAGCAGTCAATATTGAAGGTAATACTGCTAACTGTCATGCCTGTGTTGAGATGAGGAATAATGGAACATTAGTTAGTGGTGTCTATAGTAGAGGTACAAATAGATTACAATTCGGTACTGGTGCTAGTGGGACTGTTGCAGTAGAGGTTAATGATAAAGACTTAAAAATAGAAGACGGCAACCTAATAATAGGAACTGCTGGTCACGGTATTAACTTTCATAATTATGCAACTTCTGGAAACCCTAGTTCAAATTTATTAGATGATTATGAAGAGGGAACTTGGACACCTGTATTAGCAGGTCTAACTAATCACACTGTTTATTATGTCTCTGGTAATGGAAGTTATACAAGGATTGGTAGGCACGTATATTGTCAAGTATCTTTGCATAATGTAGATCTCAACGATAGTGCAAGTGGACGAATATTGATAAAAGGGTTGCCTTTCACTGAATATAAAACTGCCAGTGGAGCAGTAAGAGCCGTCACTAGTGATTTTATGACTCACAAAGTATATTACCCTCACTCTGGTGATAGGAATTGGTACTCGTGGTATATATCTGACAGTGATCATCTAGTTGGACAGAGATCTAATGACGGTGGTGATTGGACCGCTTGGGACGCAAGTAATTTCACTTTATCTGGCGTATATATTGATCTAAGTTTTACCTATGTAACTACTACATAAGACCGTAGCTAAGTCTCTAAATGTATTACGAATAAAATATAAATAATATCAATTAAATAAAATGGCTGTTGTTTGGAAAATCGTTTCTTTAGATCGTGCTCCTACCGAAGGATCTCTTTCAGATGTAATAAAAAATGTACACTGGACTGCTTCTGATTCAGAAACTGTAGGTTCTGGCGATTCTGCTGTTACTCACGCAGGTCATTCTTATGGTGCTATAAGTTTAAAAGCTGCAGATTCTGGAGATTTCAAAGCATATGCAAGTGTTACAGAAGCAAATGCAATTGATTGGGCTAAAGCTGCTATTGGTTCGGATGAGGTTACAGCAATAGAAACTTCTATAGCTGCTCAAATTACAGAGTCGAAAACACCGACCTCTAAAACAGGTGTGCCTTGGTAACTATTTGCTATATAATTAGAATAGTTTTTGATTTGTCATGTCTTCTGTTAACGAAAGAATAGAAAAGCTCACTGAAGAGCTAAAAGCTGCTGTTGAGAAACATAATGAGGCTTTACAAATAGTCAATACTGAAAAAGAAAATGCTTTTGGTCTTCAAAAACAGCTTGAAGTACTAGAAGAATTGAAAGTAGAAGAAGAAGGTCCAGCAGAAACAGTAGAAACTGAAGTTGCTTAATTGTTCTTCGTAAAGTTAGTCAATTTAGAATAAAGAATAGTTAGTGATGTCAGAGCTTGGCTTACCTTGGGCAAAGACCTGTTGTTGGAAGATACACCAAATTAGATCAGATTAATACTGGTTTTAACGGAAGTCTTGCAACATTTAATTTACAAGCTGGTAGCCAAGCGGTTCTACCAGGTAGTGAGCAGAATTTATTATTATCTTTAGGTGGTGTAATACAAGAACCCAAAACAGATTTCACAATCTCTGGTTCACAAATAACATTTACAACTCCTCCTGTTGCTAATACAACATTCTTTTGTATCGTCTTTGGCGATATGCAAGCTATTGGGCAACCAAGTGATGGGACAGTTATACCAGCTAGTATTGCAAACACAGGAGATTTTACTTTCCCTGCTGATATTAAATCCACTGGTACTGGAGGAGTTAAAGTTCCTGCAGGTACAACAGCACAACGACCTTCTAATACAGCTGGATATATAAGATATAACAGTACAACTTCTCAGTTTGAAGGTTATGGAGCTGCTTGGGGTGCATTAGGAGGTGGAGCAACTGGTGGTGGATCTGATCAGGTATTCGTAGAAACGAATCAAGATATAACAACTTCATATACATTAACTTCTAATTTTAATGCTCTTTGTGCAGGTCCAGTGGACATTGCATCATCAGCCACTGTCACTGTCCCAGCTGGGGCTACTTGGGTAATTGTTTAGGAGATACTATGGCACTCACACTTAACGGAACAACAGGAATTTCAGGTATCGCAGGTAGTGAAGGAACACCAGCATTACAAGGAAATAATGATGCCAATACTGGTTATTTTTTTGCTGCAGATACTTTAGGTTTAAGTACAGCTGGTACTGAAAGACTTCGCATAGGATCTTCAGGCGAAATGTACATTGGAACTACTAGTTGGCCTACTGGTACAATGGCCAAAGCAGCAGGTAGAGTATTAGTAGGTGGTGGAGGTGATTTAACTTTATGGAATGAAACTAATAGTGCTGGTGGTGTTGCTTCCTTTAAATTAGCTTGTAAAGAGGGTGGAGATGCTACCAAGATTGGTTACGTTCAGTTCTTTGGAGGAACAGAAAATACAAGTGATCAGAAAGGTTTTTTAAAAATAAACGTTTCAGATGCAAGTGGTAGTGGACAAGAAAGACTTCGCATCACATCAGGTGGAGATCTAAGACTTGGTTTAGATTCAGTTGCTAACGTAACTGACTCTGCCCATTATATAATGACTTTGACTGGAAAATCTGGACAGACTGGTGCAGGAGCAATTGCATTTAGAGATCCATCTGCAAATACAGATGGTTTTATATTTGCAGATAGTGGAAATCTTTTTATAACAGCAGATTATAGTAGTGCTACCGCAGACTCAAGTATAAGATTTAGGATAGATGGATCTAGTGAAAAACTTCGCATTGATTCGAGTGGAAGATTAATACAAAGATATAGTGCTGCTCCATATGATAATAGGGCAGCCACATTCCAATCATCAGCTGGAATAGATTCAACTTATATTGCTATCGTAAACACCGAGACAAATGGTACATCTGGAATATTATTTGGAGATCATGCTGGGCAAGCTGCTGGTAACTACACAGGTTACATAAACTACCAGCATAATAATGATGAAATGAGGTTTATGACTAATGGTGGGAATGAGAGATTTATGATTGGATCAGGTGGCGATGTAACAATAACTGACGGCAACCTAAAAGTTGTCTCTGGTCACGGTATTAACTTTCATAATTATGCAACTTCTGGAAACCCTAGTTCAAATCTATTAGACGACTATGAAGAAGGAACTTGGACTCCAAGTTACTCAGCAGGTAGTGCTACTACTTTATCCGTCTCAGCAGCTGGCAGATATACAAAAATTGGTAGACAAGTATTAGCAAGATTTGAAATGAAGACAGGTAATACTAATAATGTTAGTGGACAAATTAAAATTACTGGATTACCGTTCACATCAGCTAGTGACTCTGTTTATGGTAGTCCCGTATGTTTTAATTTTGTGAGAGATTGGGCAACAAATTTTGGAACGAATCTTAGAGGTGGTGTTGATAACGGAGGAACAACAATTAGTTTATTTGTACATGCTAGTAATGCAGATGAATCTACAACTTACCTTCAAGGATCTGATATGGCAATGGGAAATGCAGCAGAGAACTATATGGAAGGAGTAGCAATCTATACTGTCTAAAAATTATTTAAACATCTAAATGTACTACGAATAAAATGTATTTAAGGAACTGATATTATGGCACTTAGACTTCGAGGAGCTACATCTGGTTATATCGAGCTAAAAGCTCCTGCTTCTGCTGGAGATAATACTTTAACTCTTCCAACAAATAACGGAAGTGCAAATCAGCTTTTAAAAACCGATGGAAATGGAAATTTAACTTGGGTTGATAGTGCAACAAGCATTGGTGGTGCGACAGGTGTTGCCTTTAATGATGGAGTTAAAACTAGATGGGGTAGTCAAGGTGCGGGATATGATTTAGAAATTTACCATGTGGCAGGGGATAAAAGTCTAATAAGAAATGTAAGTTCTAATTTAGAATTATGGTCACAAGGTGTAAATATACAAGGTGAAGCAGGTTCAGCTTATACAGCAAAGTTCCATGTTTCAAATGGTTGCGAACTACTTCATAATACACATAAAAAAATAGAAACCAGTTCAACGGGAGTAACAGTAACAGGTTCAGTTATTGCTGATAATACTCCTGGTAGAAATTTAATAATTAACGGTGGCATGAAGGTGGCTCAAAGAGGCACTGATACAGCAAAATTGTATGATTATTGTGGCCCAGATAGATTTTATTTCGGAGGTGATGGAAGTCAAAGATCAACTATATCTCAAGCCAATTTAGCAATTGATAGTAAAGGTCAAGCGAATGCTTGGAGAATGGAGGTTACAACTGCAAGTGGTTCACCAAGTGCGGGAAATTTTCAAGTATTACAGTATAGATTTGAAGGACAAGATCTCCAACACTTAAAGAAAGGTACTGCAAATGCAGAAGCACTTACTTTACAGTTTTGGGTAAAGTCACCTAAAACTGGAATACATATTGTTGAATTAGCAGATCAAGACAATTCCAGGCATATCAGTAAATCTTATACAGTCAGTTCTGCTAATACATGGCAGAAAGTAGTAATTACATTTGCAGGAGATACTACAGGAGCTTTTGGAAATGATACTGCTCGTAGTCTTGATTTAGTATTTTGGCTAATGGCAGGTTCTACTTATAGCAGTGGTACACTAGCAACCTCTTGGGCTTCATCAACTAATGCTAATAAAGCAGTAGGACAAGTTAATTGTGTCGATAGCACAAGTAATAATTTCTATCTTACGGGCGTTCAATTAGAAGTAGGCTCAGCAGCCACTGACTTTGAACATAGATCATATGGTGATGAATTGGTTAGATGCCAAAGATATTACAACCGACAGAATCTCACACAATGGGGGTCAATAGAAACTGGTGTCTTTACTGGATCAGCACAGATTAGAGGTACAATTGGACAATTCCCTGTAACTATGAGAGCAACTCCCTCTATTACTTTCAATGCTCTTGCTGCGGATCGTGAAGTAGGTTCCTCTTCTACTGTTACGGCTGTAGCTAGTAACTATTTAAATCCAAGTGGTGGTGCTATTAGTTGGACTATTAATTCCCATGCCACTGGTTCATCAGGGGATGCTTGTGCTATTTTAGCTACTCATGCTAGTGATAGTTACATTGCCTATGCAGCGGAGCTTTAATCATGACTTATACTTACAAAAAAACACCAACACCCTCTAGAGGCCCAGAGAATACAATTATTAGGAAGGAAGACAATGCTGCCATTCCTTTTGATGAGTCAAACACAGACTACCAAGAATACCTAAAATGGGTAGCAGCAGGTAACACAGCAGAAGCTGCTGATTAAAATGTACTGCGAATAAAATGTATTTAAGGAACTGATATTATGGCAACACTCAAAGTCACTGATATAAGAAACGAAAGTTTTACAGGAACTACTCAATTAAAATTAGATTCCAGTGGAAGATTATTAATAGGAACAACAACTGAAGGTCATGCTGATGCAGATAATATAACTATTGAGGACACTGCTAATGCTGGTCTAACAATTCGTTCTGGTACTAGTAATTGGGGTTCAATATACTTTAGTGATGCAACTTCTGGAGCTGGTGAATATGATGCTTGGATTCAATATACTCAGCAAAGTCGATACTTATCATTTGGTACAGCACAAGGTACAAGACTTACTATTTTATCTGATGGAAAAGTAGGTATAGGTACAACAAGTCCTAATTCAAGATTAAATTTAAAGTTATCTTCAAGAGGTTCTGCTGATTTTCGTATTACAGATTCCGATACAACAAATGATGTTTTAGGGGCGGGTTCACAAGCTGATGGAGATGGTTTTTTTCAATTAAGAACAATAGCAGGTGCTGGCAATGTTTTGTTTGATGCTTCTGGTGTAAGTTATTTTACTGGTGGAAATGTAGGTATAGGAAAAACATCAGATATTTATGAAAAACTTAACATCTTAGATGCAAGCCAAGCTGCAAATAGTAGATCGGGGGGGTTACTTCTCCAATGTTCTGCTACTTCTGGTGCGGATGTTGGTGTGCCGATAGCTTGGAGAGGACAAATAGGAAATGGAACAGAAGCGCAGACGTATGGATTCGCTGCTATTTGTGGAAGGAAAGAGAACTCAACATATAGCTATGATGCAACATCCTCAAAAGGTTATTTGCAATTTTGCACGACTGATAATAGTGCTGCTGAGAGGATGCGTATTACTTCAAGTGGAAACGTAGGTATAGGGACAACTACTCCTGATAGAACTCTTGATGTCTCTGGATCTGGCAATGTATATGGTAAATTTCAAAGTACAGATGCTACTGGTGCTGGTATAGAGGTAAGTGATACAAGTGAAACTTGGTTAATACAAGCAGATGGTGCTAATAGTTCGCTTGCTTTTTATGACTTAGATAATACCGCTTACAGATTTCATATGAAGAGTGATGGTACTTTAAAAATTGTGGGAAGAGGTTTTGAAACGGCTACATTCTCCGATACTGGTGGTTCTGTTGGTATTAAACATAATTTGTGGAGTAATAATGAGCTTGGAATTGCAATGTCTCACAAAGTAACAGGTGGACAAACAGCATTTAGTTTTTACAACCCAAATGGAAACGTAGGGTATATACAAACCAGTGGATCTGCAACTATTTATTCAACATCTTCTGACTATAGATTAAAAGAAAATGAAGTAGCTATATCTGATGGAATAACAAGATTAAAACAACTCAAACCTTATAGATTTAACTTTAAAAAAGATCCATCAACAACTGTAGATGGTTTCTTTGCACATGAAGTAGAGCCAGTTGTACCTCAAGCAGTAAGTGGGACTAAAGATCAAGTAGCCACAAAAGATGAAGGAGACAGAAAAACTGGAGACCCTATGTATCAAGGTCTGGATTATGGCAAAATTACGCCTCTTTTAACCGCAGCTTTACAAGAAGCAATAACAAAAATAGAAACCTTAGAAACAAAAGTAGCAGCACTAGAGGCGGGCTAAGTCTCTAAATGTACTACGAATAATAAAGCACTATAATTAAAACACAAATTAGTTTTCTATCATGCAAAAAATAGTTAATGTACTTGCTATTACGTCTTTCGCTGTATCTACTGCCGTTATTGGGACTGCTGGTTACGTGTTCCTTAATAAGGAAGCACTAATTGAACAAATTAAAGATGCAGCTCTTGGTCAAGTTGGTGCTATTGCAGGAAATGCAGTAAAAGATTTAATGCCTGATATACCATCCATACCACCAAGTACAGGTCCTGTTATTTCTAGACCAAGTGCTGGATTGGGTGTTCCTAAGCTGTAATGGCTGAAATACCTGAAATTGGTATTAGGAATATAAATATACAGACAAGAGAAATTCCAACTTTTAATTTTTATCTATTAAATAGTCTTCCTCAGAATCCTCCTGTAACGCTATACATTGGTTCTCCAATTATTGAATTACCTGGATGTGTTGAATATAATCCAGCCAATAAAAATTCAAATGAATTAGTTAATGATGACCCAAAAGGGAATCGTGTTCTTTGTGATGGGACAGTACCTAGTTATAACCCTATTGATTACACCCCAGAACAATTACTTTATACACAAGAAGCACAAGTACCTACGGTTCCTGTTGGTACAGATGAGGTTTTTGAATCACCTACTCCAGAAATACCAACTACTCCTGCCCCTGAGGTAATTTGCCCCCCAACCGAGGCTCCTATAGTCGGTTCAAAAGTTGAAGGTAATAAAAAAATTAGTGGATATGAAATACAAGATGGACGTTGTGTAACTCTCTATGAAGAGATACCGATTATTCAACAAGTTGTAGAAGCATTACCAACAGCGGGAGCTGTCACCACAACTACTTCGATAGCTGTAGTTGCAACGACATCGGCGGTCCTAGCGAAGCCGCTGGCTGATCTTGCTTTGAAGGCGATAAAGCCTCTGATAAAGACTGTAATGAAGAAGATTCAGGCTTTACTTGGGAAGACTCCGATCCGTCCGAGTCGTTCTGAGGTGATTGCTGATCAGTATCGAGAGAAGAAGGGACTTCCTCCACTGAAGAAGAAGAAGGGGAAATAATTGAATGTTGATGTTGTGGTATTACACCATGAGGATTAGTAACTACAATGTCAGCACATATTTGAAATGCAGGAGATTTTGGATGAAATGATACTCCAAGCCTTCTTTGTTCTGAACAGTGTTTTAATCTAGCCATTTCAAAATCTAATCTTTTATTTGCAAGTAATTGGGTTGCTAATTGTGTTTGTGTATTTGCAGCTTTTAAACAGCCTTCATGATGTCTCCTATCTAATGGAATAGAGATAGTTGCACTAAGACCTAATGACATATTATTGTTTGCTTTTTGTCCAGTCCTAGTTGGAACATAATATAAAATAGAACCTGGATTATTTAAATTTCCATCAGAATCTGTTGTCATGTCATATACAGGTGAATCCCAGTAACTTTCATAGGGTTCCTTCCAGGAATTAGATCCAGTAAGAAATGGCGTAATGTTTAAAGTAGGACCCTGGCACGAGACTCCGTTCCCATAGGTGTTGGTAATGTACGGTCCTTGAAGGACTTGAATTGCTTGATTTGTAACGCTGCCACTACTATTAGCAACAGGAGCAGCGGAAGCACTGACACCGCCAACGCTTTCTGCACGAACACTTTGCGGGAAAAAAGAAAGTACATTTACTAATGCTACTAAAAAATATTTTACTGACTGAAGGTGGACACGGTATCGGTTACTGATTCTATTTCTGTAGTTCGAGTGATTATCGTCTGAGATTTCATCCCTGGTTGGCTTACTGTCGTAGTAAATTGCCAAGCCTTTGCTGGATCTGTGATCGTGAAATCGGGCATATTGTTTGCGTCTATTGCTGTCCATGTTGAAGTTACACCGTTAACCGTATTAGATATTGATGTGGAAGGAGGTACAAGACTACTTGCATTTGTATTTATATTATTACCTGTTACTGTCATTTGCCACCCTGTTTGATAATCTATGACGTTAATTACTTCTGATACTTTACTAGTAGTCTCCGTATGACTCGTCATACTTCCACTTTGAAAATTTGGCGTAACAGGAACAGCTAATGCAGGTAAAGGATATAACAATAACAGTAGCAAAAGCCGCTTCATGACTGCTATTTGACGGTTATTTCGCTCACAAATTGTCCCGTGGCTGTAGTACCCGCACCACCGCCAACTATCGTCATAACTCCCGAACTTAAAATCGTACCTGCCAAAGTACCTGCAACACCACCAGATTGGGTGGTTGTTTCACCAAAAGCTGGCATATCTGCAACAACACCAGCTGTAACATCAACACCTGCACCCATTGCAGGTATGGGGTCTCCTTGTAAATAGCTAGTCGAAAAACTGAAGGCAGATCCTGCGGTATTGATATCATACGTACCCACGTCAAGAGTGGGGGCAGCAGTTGCACTACCAGCAGTTAGAGCACCAAAATGACCACTATTTGAAGTATCTACTTTTATATTTGATCCTGATACAGAATAAGTTGAACCTAATCTAGTTCCAGTTGTTGCTGCTCCATTAACAGTCAGCTGAGTACTTGTTGCTAACCTATGCACCAGATCTGCCTTAGCAGATATAGGTGAAAATAGGAGCATTAAAAATGCTGCAAACTTCCACATTTTTCATCATTCACATTACTTAACTTGAGTCTATCATCGGTAATTAATTCCCTATCTTGGTAGTATTTATCTAATATCCAAGAACTACTATTAATCTTATCGTCACCTCCAACACTCCAAACAAAATCTACTCTTGGGTCTGAACCATATTCATCTAATTCAGGAGTATTAGTAAGTGTACGATCTCCTCCATTTGCAAAATAAATCTTATCAGTTAATTGAAAACATTTCTTAATTGCTCCACATGCAGAATTATCAGAATCATCCCAATCTATAACGATATTAACCATATCTAAATGACCAATAATAGTTGAACGTTCTTCCCAAGTTTGAAAGTATTGTCCCTTTTTATTTTTTAACCATTCATTACTATTTAATCCAACAACTAAACAATCAGATATCTTTTTTGCATTCTCAAAATATCTTATATGCCCACTATGTATAGGATCAAATCCTCCTGTAACAAGAGTGATTGAATTAAAGAACATTTTATAAATATGCTTTAGAAATATTAGTAGCAAATCCTATGACTGTAACTCCAGCAGCAAGAACAGCAGCTGCACCAATAACCCATTTTTCGACAACTTTTAAACGTTCTCTTAGCTCTTCTTGTTTCTCTTCTAGTCTTTCTATTCTTAAAGCTTGAACTACTAATCGAGTTTCCTGTGCAGCATCTATAGCAAAGTCACGTGCATGATCTAATGGTTCGGTCATCTTACTAATTAATCTTCTTCAATAATAGACGTAATTGCATGAGGATGCTCATGTAAATATGAATCAGATTCTATTGCTACATGTTCTGCATCCCAGCAGCTATCTGCATAGGTACATAGGTCATGATGATGATTTTGAGAATCACGATAACCAATAAGATAATGTTTAGTCATTTAAACAAGGACACACCTTGTAAAACAATAACAATTAGATGTGCCTTAATTTTTTAATTATTGCCTTTCCACGATGTAATGCTCTTCTCATCATATTCTCTTTTTTTATGAAGTCTGCCTTTATATCTTTCTTTGAGTGATACTGCCAATTAGGAATATAAAGTGGACTGTACATAAGCCTTACTCCTTGGATTTATTATCTTAATCCTACATCTGGTACTTAGATTCTTTACTAGGTGTTTCTGCCTTAATTACTAACGGAGCTTGCTCAATTCTAATAGTTTGTACAGCAGCATTAGATGCAGCTTTTGTAATCATTGCTTCCATATCTTTCTTGCTTATTTGTCCATTACTATCCCCATTCATCTTCATTGTTCCATCACCTTTTTTAGAGGCTGTAACAATTCCGAACGAACTTAAAACTCCTGTAAATACACTGGCAATAAAGGTCGGATCTATCTTCTGTTGGGTTAATCCTGGGATAGAAACGTAATTTAAAGTTAATACTCCACCACTCCAAATCAATACTCCAAGACGTACAAATGTACTAACGATTGCAGCTTGTTCTTCTTGATCTGGAAGTATTGCATCTTTTACTTTTCCTAGTACACTTTTTTTCTTTTGATCATGTTTTTCTTCTAGGATTTCTGTATCTTTCTTCTCTGCCATGTGTAATAATTAACTGCTACTGATTAGTATAAGATTATGACACTTAATAAAAATACAACGAAGATGTATTATTTAGAGGTTTTGTCTCCTGGGAATAGACCATCCTTAATTAAGGAAACAGCTTTATCATCTAAAGTATTATCTGTAGATTCTGCTAATGCTGTTAATAAATCAACTATCAATTGTTTAACTTGAATAGTATTGACAAATTTAGTTAGGATTGGGCGAATAAGAGTAACCATTTTTTTGAAGGATTAATATTTATAATTTTAGTTTACTCATTCCTATAGAAAAAGAATGATTTATGTTTATCAGAAATTTCCCATTCATAACTTTCATTTTTAATAAACCATTTTTTCCATATTTTAAATTGCTTATCTGGTAGACAACATTCACAACGTAATGTCATTGAGTCTCCAACAGGTATTTCTTTCATCCACTTTCTTACCTGACGAATAGCAATAGCCTGTGTTTTAGGTCCAGCTTTACCTGTCAAAGATAAATTCAGGCGGTGGACCCTTCGGTTTTTCTTTAGAGATTTCCAATCGTTCAGTTGCCTGTTGCTTTTGCTGATTGCCATGCTTGCGAGCCATATCACTCCGCTTTCTGTACGCATCCATGGGAAGAGTCTCAGCTTCAAAATATGTTTGCCAATATGCGTCGTCGCTACTTTCCTCCTCCTGGTCGTCCTTAGTGTCATTAATCTCAACAGTCATATAACTTACATTGTTGCAGATATGGAATGGTTTCGCATTCTTCTTTAAATCTAGCTGTTAAATTTTGATATGGTTGTACTTCATGATGTTCTTTCCAGAAATCATATTGTTCATCGAGTATAACTGTATATAAATTAGAGTCCATGATTGATACATTACCTTCGGTATTATCAAAATCGAATTTGATAACTTTATCGTATGAAGTCATTAAAAATTAATCAAGGCTTAGTTGTCAAAGGAACAAGAACATCTGGGAACTTCTCATATGCTTGACGTTCTCTACTCCAGGCAGTTTTCCACTCAGTTAATGAATGTTCATGATCTTCAGCTCCAGTGTAGTTAGGAGTTGTGTCACAAATAATATCATCTTGGGTGGCAACCGTTTCTAACAATAAACGATCATAATCTTCAGTTAGTAAGACAGGATAAGGATCTGCCATCTCAATAACTACACCAACTGCATAGTTAAATGGAGTATTGAGATTACTAGAAACACAGATTAAATATTCACCAATTTCTAATGGGTAATATCTTGAATCTCCTTTATCTAATCTTCTGGAATCAAAATTATTATAGAGATCTGACTGTGCGCCCATTACATGACCGACATAAGGATTTAAAATTTTCCCATCAGATTCAATTGTTATAGTGTCATCATCAAATACTCCTCTACCTTGGATAGGATTTTTATTAATATCATATGCAGAAACATTGAACCATTTCTCCCAACCACCACCTTTAGCTAAAATAATCCATGCATTAGTTTCAATCTTAAATTTAAACCAATGGTTAACAGTACCTCCTCCATAACCTCCAGGTCCAGGAACATGTGTACCGCCTAATTGACCAGTTAAATAACGTATTGAAGTTTGATCAAATGTACCAACTAATAGAGGATTACTTGCAGTACGTGCTCTTTGAGTGGTCTGGTTGCGAGCCATTATTATTTTGAAACATTACTCTATCCTTCATCATAATCGGGCGTATCTTTGACAGCCAAAGGATGTTGAATAGTTTTCTGATATTTCTCTTTAATTATTTCTTGTTCTCGGTTTAATAATTTAGCTTTACTAATACGCATTAATTTGGCTGCATCGAAATCTAAGATAAATGGTTTTATTTCTTTAGGCATATGACGACGATTCCACCTGGAGGTCATATGTAGAGGATTCAAACACCACGGGTTTCCACATAATCTGGTTACAAACATGGATCCAATATCACCCCATGCAGATTGGTATATTGCTTTATGTGCTGTTATGTTCTCGGCTTTTTGACAACTATATTCTGAACGATAGGAAGGGAAACAAACTCTATGAGGGCCACGCTTCCCTGGTAGACTAGCTTCCCAACATTCTTCATGATGTTTTATATTGACATGTTTCCATAGCTTATGATATTTAGTTTTGTAATCATTATGGATGTAGTTGATATCAAAACCACAGACATTAGATTGGATTTTTATAGCACAGTGATAGCACCAATGATTTTTCTTATCTCTAATGACATGGTTGTGAACGCAAGGAAAACCAATGTAGTATCCATTGTCATCTAGCTCCTTTTGGCTTATAGAATCAATGTCAGGTATATAACGGAACTCGTTTAATTCAGCAGAGAATTCAATTAATTGATCAAGCTTAGACATAGGAAGTTAGTTTCTTTTGAGGATAAGGTAAATGGGTAGCTTTTAAATCGAGTCGATTGTCTTTTATACGATTTAAAAAAGAATGTTGTACGCAGTAACGGTCAGGACATAGGCCACTTCTCAGATAATAAACAATACGATGAACCATGTAGCTTTCGTTATCTATTGAAACGAAATAATAACCATTACTTTTGTTAATTTTTCCTGCTTGATCTCCCTTTTTATACCCAGCTTTATCTATACTCCATTCAAGACCACTTGGGTACTTGTCAGAGAGCTTAAATAACTCCTCAATCCTCCATATTTCAGGCATTTTTTTATAGTTGCGAGGCATAGGTGTTGTAAAAACCTAGAATAGGATAGAAATTTCTTATGTCTATAGCTAAATTACACTTTTATTCTAAGTTTTGTAGTCTCATAAGACTCAGAATAGAAGTGTAATCTTCCCTATGTATAAGAAAAAAATAACCTATTCTGTGTTTTTCTGCACACGCCCATAGTCATCTTCGATCCTTATGATGTCGTCTTCAGAAAGTTTTTCCCCATGTTGGACTTCTATGATCACTAGTTGATCTCCAATAGCTTTCGCTCTATGTTCTGATCCACGCTTGATTTTGACGACCTTACCTTCACGAGCGATCTGCCAAAAGTTCTCAGAAAATATTTCTCCCTTTCCACGGGCTATAGTCCAAGTTTCATCTCGATGCTCATGCTTCTGGAGGCTTAATTGTTGACCTTCATTGATGGTGATGATTTTAGTCTTATAACCTGGTTCTTCATAAAGATCCATCCACCATCCCCAAGGTCGGAATGTGATCTTTCTAAACATTACCTATCTTCCTCTTCTTACGAGTTTTTTTAGCAGTTACTTTTTTAACAGAATGATCAACACCTTTAACTGTGTCCTCAAATATTCCTGCGAATTGTGCTCCTATCTTTTCCCAAGTAAATTGTTCTTCTAAAGCTCGTGTATAACAGAGTTCAGCCGTAGCATCTAATTTATCTCTATCATTATATAGATCGTTAAGAATTTCTACTAAATGATCAGTAGAAGGACAAGGCATTTCTCTACCGTAATTTGTATCTACATCTATATGATCACATCGTATGAGTTGACCGTATCCTTCAAAGATTTCCTTACATGAAGTATGCCCTGGAACAACTTGGGCTATTCGACAAGCAGCTTGCTCAAAATTAACAAGACCCCAACCCTCACCCTTACAGGTATTTACACCTACATCAGCAGCATTATAAATTGTATTCAAGGTTTCTACCTCAACACTTGGAGGACCCTCAACATCTGCTGTAAGAATAATCCTGCCATTTGGATCTATTTTATTGCGTTTCATTTCTCGATCAAAGAGATGCATGATATCCCAGCCTTGATCTTTCTTACCCATATGTAAGTAGAGCTGTGTGTCAGGTTTATCTTTTGCGAACTTAGCGAAGGCAGCGATTGTTATATCAATACGTTTACGGAATTGATTCCTATTACCGTTGAAGACAATAAAAATATCTTCTTTGAGATTTAGTTCCTTACGAGCTTCTTTTTTATCCATTGGATAGAACTGCCCTGGAGTAACACCATGAGGTACAACAGCAATAGGTTTTGTAATACCGCCTTGTATAAATTCATAAGCACCAAACTTTGTATATGAAATAACTCCATCCCAATCGTTAGCAGTATCAGCTAAACAACCAATCCAGCCATAAGAATCCATAGGTGCATAACCTATAAATTTAAATTTCTTTTTCTCATGGAAATCTTTTATTTGTCGATATTGCTCATTAATAATCCACATATCATTGATTGTGAATACTAAGTCAGGAGCTTCTGCTTGAACTATTTCTCTAATTCTGTTCTCTCCAAAAGGTGCAGTCTGAAACCTATTGGATGAGGGATACATTTTATATTTCTTTTGAAGCGGATGAGGATCACCCCACCAGTTATGCCCTAATACAACAATATTAAATTTCTTGGCTAAGTAAGGAAGAACATTTTCAGTCACACGAGCGAATCCAGTCTTTGCAGCTATGTCACCACACCACAAAAGCTTTGGTTTTTTTGCCATTACGATTTTATTTCTAACTCAAATATACACAGATTCTAGCTAAATAGAAATAATTAGTTACCGATCTTCTCTATCTAAACTAATAAATACTGGCTCTACATATGCATAATTCTTTTCAAAGTCTTCTAAGTTATAAACCAGAGAAGACAGTTTAGCCATGTACTCTGGATACATAATGTTCGCAGTCTTTAGTTGTTTGATTTGGGTTATCTTCATACTTACTCATTCTCTTTTTCTTTCTTGTCTAGCACATCGCCATACTCTTGTCTCCATTTCTCTTTATTTAAACCTACTTCGATGATAGAAGGATAAGCTTCATACTTTTGATCAGAAGAACGACAAGCTAAATTCTTAACTCTCATACCTCTACGATCTTTAAACTTATAGATATTTAGGCGTAGCTGATGAACACATACATCCATAAGTAAGGTTTCAAATCTGCTACGACCAAGAATATTGCTATTGGATCCACGAGAGAATTCACAATAGCTGGCATAAAGCCACTTATCCCAAGAGACATAAACATTAGAAGAACCTGGTTGGGAATTTTTAGCTAGACCAACAGGAGCTGATGCCCCTGCATCAAATATCAAACAATGATCCATCCAATCCATAATTTGATTTGATTTAAGGATTTGTTCTCGATGATGCTTGGCAAAGAAGTTGACTTTATTATTTGTTTCCATGAGATATTCTCTCATCTCAATCTCTGACATATCCAATACCCAGTTAACCAAACCTGGAAGTAAAGAAGCGAAATCACCAAACGGTGTTCCACTATCATCCATATCAATTAAGGTACGTTGTTCAGCCGAACTGCCAGTGAAAGGTCTATCAAAAGGAATAGTAAGACGACGACGTGCAAGCCCAGATGTAGGATCCGTCGTTTGAATCGGTTCATTTGCAGTTATCATTACCAACCCATTAAATTTAAATGGCTTTAATGAACCAGCTTGGAATTTACGTTCATTCCGAATTAAATCACGACCTGTAATTGCCTTTAGTACTGAAACGGAGCCACCATATCTTTCAACATCATTAAACAAAAGTAGTTTCTTTTTATATAAATTAGCAGTTTCAAATCTACTTTTTTCTAGATGATCGAGAGATGAAATAATTGCATTAGTGTCACCAACCAATGCATGTGCAAGGTTGGAATAAGTGGACTTACCTGATTTACCTGGGCCAACAATTTCAACGAACTTCTGTATATCAGAATGACTTAATAATACCGCACGTAACCATGCTCTAAGGACTTGTACACGCCCCCAGCTGCCATCTTGTACATGTTTTAACCACTTAATTATCGGCTCACAGGAAGCCCCTGGATCGTAATCATAAGGGAGCTGTTGAGTCATGTACATATCCCTTCTAAAAGGAATAAGTTCTCTAGTAGTTACTTCAAGAATTCCATTCTTAAATAATAAATAGTCATTACCTTCATACCATTCATCATGTATTAATGTGATCCTTAATTGTTCTAATACATCATTAACAAGATTCATACTATAACCATTAGGTAATAGTTGATCTTTCAATATTTCTAATCTATTTTTAATTTCACCTTTTGTTTCAGTATCAGATAAAGCAGTCCATAACCCTCTGCTTTGATATTCATAATTTAAGAAACAATCTTGCGCTTGGCTGTATCGAAGGGTTCCATCATAAGACTGTAAAAGCACACCAGCAATTACATCAGAAGAAGGATTACGTGGCTTTTGTTCTTTACCTGATCCTCCTGATACTGCAATTTTTTTAGGGTTACGTACAACCTTTGGTTTTGTTGGTGCTGGAATGTCGAAATCTGCAAGCATGGAATTTAACTCATCTAATGTTTTTTCATCAATCTCTCTATTGATAGCTTTATGTTCTTGGGAAGGAGTCCAACCAGCTTCTTTTGCATAATGGATTAGAGAACCGAGAGTACGTGCTCCACCTTTATCAAAACTCTTCCAACGTTTGCTGCATTCACCAGACCTATATTTTTCAGATTGTTTAGACCAATCATCCCATTGATCAAGCATCGAATCATCCAACGAATGAAGCGACTGACCAATAGTAATCCAAATGTCGTAGTCATCGCATGCTTCTGGAGGCAAAGCCCACATAGCTTCACTAGCGAGTTGCATGTCTCTTTCGAGTGAAACTTCAGCATTTAATGCAAAGGTAGGACCTACTATTCTAGTCGTTTCTTTCGCTGGCAAGCCCTGTTTTACATTTTTATTTATAATACAATTCAGAATCCATTCAGGTAATTCAGGTAATTTACCGATCCATTCAAATCCTTCCTCTGGTGCTGTGTAGTAACCCTCTGTGTCTGGGTGCAACCCCATCAACACTCCTTGATGTTTTTGCCAAAGTATCTCAAGTTTTTCTTTATCTGTTTCAGCATGCCAAGTATACTTATTACGTACAAAATGTTTATGCTTTTCTCTTTTCAAACGATAGAGTTTTCTTTCTCGACCATCCTTGCCACTTAATATAGTTAATGTTTTAGGTAGTACTTGATCTGCACCGTCACCAGCTAAACCTTCAATTAGGTTATATACACTAGGACCGTCAACATCAACCCACACCAAACCATAAGGGAGATTATAAACTGGACCTGATAAAAGTCCGATGGCCTTACATTTCCCTGTAAGAATTTCAGCTTCAATTTCATTGACACTACAAGGATTGTTTTGCCAGCCAGGGATATATGGATCTTTACTACCGCCTAATGGAGTAAGAGGCCATTCTGCAGAGATAAGATCTAGTCTAATTTCTCCTGGGCGTAAGATTTGAGGATTGAGTTCTGTCATTAGTGTTGATTGGATTTAACAGTTACGTTAAATTGTTTGTTTGGAAATTCTGTCTCCTTTAATAGCTTAAACGCATGAAGATGCATATTGGTTGGTAAATGAAAACAATCCCCCTCAACCGCACTTTCCATACGATTTTTAAGGCTATTCATCCACTCACCAACGGAAATCTGAATTTCCATCGGAGGTTATTTTTTATGTGTTCTATTATCTTAGTCCGAAGAAGCCAGAACAAATTGTTCAAAATGTT